AAATCCTTTAAGCATTGATTGTACATTCATTACTGCTATGGGGCTGTAGATCATAGCATCTACTAACTCACCCAGTAATTGATGTCTTTCCTGTGGCACTAATTCGCACCAGGTAGGCAGTTTATCCTCTTTCATATTCTGCTGTTATTTCGTTAATGGAATCAATGATACCCTTAAATGGATTGACAAAGTGGATCACAATAAATTCGTAGATGTCTTTATTGATTTGCTTTGCAGACATTTCCCAATATTGGCTGATATTGTATCTGCCTGTTTCCTGGCAGTGATCACCATTGTGATCTGACCAGTCATGTACCCAGTCAAGCCTGTCAGTACGGTCAAGCCATTTTTCAAATCTGTTTAGTGGAATGTGACATCTGTTACAATCAAGATCCACAGTCAAAATGTTCGTGTCTTGATCTCTGTTAAAGTCAAGTACTGTAAATAATTGTTTCATAGTAGTGTGTTTTTGTAGCACTAAGATAGTAAATAATGTTATACTACCAAAGTTTTTTTATACTTTTTTTTTAGAATTCTACACTAGACAATTCCTTGCCTAGCTTTGCTGCACACTTTTTCATGTGCTTTTTTTCCTCAATAGTGAAATCAATAGGCTTTTTATTGCCATCAAATCCCCTCAATTTGTGGTAGTAGTTAGTGATTCCTGTGCAATATTTAGTAAAAAATTGCTTTGCTGGTACGATCTTAAAAAATTCCTCTTTTGTCATATACTAAACGGTTTGTAAGTTTCTACATCAAATGTATCACTTTTTGAAATTGGTTTTGGTTTTGCTTTGTTTATCCTGGGTGGCAGATAGTCCATTTTCCTACAGTACACATCCACATCCATGTATTTAATTTTTAATACTTTTGACATCCTTTCAATGTTTTCGTATTGCCAGTTGTCATCAATGTACATTCTTTCTGTCTTAGATAATGTCTTAAATGCTTTGCCTTTTGGCATCTCTGCCAGTCTTATAAATTCTGCCATAGGTTATTAGTTTATAAAGTAATTTGATAACCCCCTACATGTTTATAGCATGGGTGACTTTGCAGTTGTTTCTCCACCTGCTCCCTAGTCCATTCCTTTCTAAAATTCTCAGATGGTTTGCCGTTTTTGATTTCAGCAATAATGCAGGTAGCACCCTTATCCTCTACTACTATCCAAAATTCAGGATCGTATGATCTTCGGCTAGTCATGCTCATTCCCCATGCACTAATAAAAAACTGTCTGTTCTCTAATGTGGTGACTTGTATCATAGTGTTTTTGTTTTGGTTATCTAAAATAATCATCTTGTAATAGTGCTAATGCAATAAAGCATACCACAATAATAATGACAGATTCCAGGTTTGTTTTGCTTTCTTTTTTCATAGTTTATTTGTTTAGGGCATAAAGATAGTAAATAATGTTATACTACCAAATATTTGTCCATTTTTTTTATAAAAAAAAAGCCCACTGTAGAAACAGCAGGCCGTACCACACTATAAAAAAAACTATATCTTTTCCTCTCTGAATATTTGTTCAATGTGCTTAGGTAGCACAGTATAATCATTGTCAAAATGATCAGGCATCACATCCATCAGCCGTTTATTCCGATATGGGCTATTCTTTTCAGTACACCACTTTTTGCTGATTACCATCCAGTTATAAAAATAAATGTAGGTATTAGCCTTTTTTATATATTGCTTTTTATCTATAGGTAGCTTGAATTTTTTGATTAATGATACCGATCTGATCTCATTGTCCAATTCTAGATCTCTGCACAGCCCCATGTACTTTTTTAAATTTCGTACCTTTTTACCCTCTAGCATGTCATTAAACTTAATATAAGCCTCACCATCCATGGCATTTGTCCAGGCAGTACATTTGTCAGCCCATTGTGTAAAGTGAGCAAATTCATGCACTAGAATCTCAAGGGAATCAGGTCTATTCATAGCACATGCTAGCACTGGCACTGATTCATCAAAATACCCTGCACACTTATTCCTAGCATCTAGTTTTAGGTACTTTGTGTTTCTTAGTTCACACTTCACATCAAATGTTTTACATGTATTTTTTACATGCTGAACAAAATCTATCATGCTGGATCTTTTAGTATTGCCTCATCAGGTCTGTCTATCTCAGGGATAGTCACTCTTTGCCCCCCTCTTACAGTAGCTAATAGTTTCCTCACTTCATCTACCTCTGCTGTCAATTCCTGGTACTTATTTACCAATAAGATTTCCTGCTGTGCTGCTGTCATTTTGTTCCAATTTTTAGGCATTTTCATATTCAAACTGTATTAATAGATCTATATAATGTTTAGCTTTTTTTAAATCCTCAATCCCATTTTTATCTTTATGTCTCATCACATACTTGATAATGTTACCCTCAATGAATGGCACATTGTTAGCATAGATAAACTCAGTAGGCTGAATTTTAAATTTTGAATAATGGCCACCGCCTATCTGTGTTTCACTTGCTTTCATTTATTTTAATTTATTGCCATCATAAAGTACACCATTGTACATGCACATACCATCAATGATCTGATGTGGCTCTGCAAAAAAGTACACCTGTTTATTTACTGTGTAAAAATGTACAGTGGCAAATCCATGCTGCCAGTCAGGTATCTTTCCTGTAGGAAAATATTCTACCTCAGTCCTCACCCTGCCACATCCTATCTCAATCCATACATACGGATTGTTTCTATTTGTAATAGGCTTATAGTTAAGTCTATGGCTGTGGCCTGATGCACCACTACCCATGTATTCGTAGATGTTTTTCTCACCTGCATTTTTAGACAGGCTTAACCCATGCACCCCAGTGAAAACATCAAACCAATTGATGTAATCTTTCCCATCCCACTCAATGCCATAATCATCAAATGACAGGATCTTTTGTAACTCTGTAGTCTTATATTCTTTGAATAATACAGCAAGCCTTGCAAGCTGGCTTTTGCTATTCATGTGGGGCTTAGTGATCCTCTCATCATGATTGCCAGGTATGAATCTTATTTTAGCATCAGTAGATAATCTCAATGGATTGAGGATCTGCTCTTTTGTATATTCTACCTCTTTGATTTCGCTGTACCCAGCCAGGATGCCATCATCAAATAGTTTCTTTTCGTGTCTGCTGACATAGGGTAAATCCATGAGATCACCCAATAGTGCCACCTCATCAAAGTGATTATTTTGTAGCACTCTATTGATGCACCTTTGAACTGTCTGATCAGTTAGCCATCCATGCTCATCAGATTTGATCAGCACAGAATACCTATTCCTGTCAGTAAGTTTTTTAAGTTGCCACCAATTGAACTCCGTTTCGGATAGCCTCGGTCTGTTTGTTTTCATAGGTAGTAAATTTATAAAGCCGTCAACCGTATCTAAATCAATACAAATCCATTTTTGTCTATTTTGCCTGAATTGTGTAGTGCTAATAATTCATTAATTGATTTGCCGAATGTCTTTTGAAAATGAGGATCATCTTTGAATCTCCAATCACCGCCCCATTCCCAGCCATATCTTTTAAATATGCCTACAATCTCCATCCAATCAGCTTGCTTATCTCCATCAGCGTCAATCTTTTGATCCCAGCTAGCCGTCTCAAAAGTGCCATTGTTGTCTTTGTCTAATAGCAATACTATGTCGATTGCCAAAGAATAATTATGATAAGATTGACCGCCCCTGGCTTTTGTAACAATTGCCCCAGGCTTTGATCTACCTTGAGCATACAAAGCATCCTGCTCCGCAAATGTTCTAAGTGTATGTGTAAATCTACAAATAGATTTGCCAGTCAAAGCAGCACAAATTTCATCATAGATCTGTACAGCCTCATCTCTTAGCTTAGGATGTAGTAATTGAATCCTCTCTAGTGTCTTTTGGTCTTTCATCTTTCTTAAATTTTTCTATAATTGTGACACCTAGCACTGCTGCTGAATACCACAAAAATCCCTCAAATACGAACTGTTTAGTATTAGGCATGTAACCCAATACAATAGCATTTATAAAGGCTGATATGCCAGCGAATCTTTTGCTAGATACCAACCCACTATCCGATAGTAAATGCTTTAAGAATTGCATAGATTTTGCCTTTGTACTTATATAGCAAAAATGCAGGTATTGCCAGCAATATCCAAAACCAGGAAATCTTATTCACCTTTTTTTCTTTTGTCACAGTCTTTTCTTTTACACTTACAGTATTCCTGGTATCATTGATAATCACCTGATCCTTATCTAGTTTTGTAGTTTCTTTTTTCTGCTGTTGTTTAATTTTCTTTTTCCTTATTTCCTTGATGGATGCAGCAGGGATGGATATGCTATCCCCTTTAAATGAAACAAACCCAGCAGTGCTATCTTTAAATATCACCACTAGGTCAGCCGTTTCTACTGTAGCAGTATTAATCGTGTGTAAGCTATCTGATGTAGTATAAACCTTAGACTGATCCACACTGGATGCTGTACTATCCTTGATATGCTTATCAGTAGTCTTGTGTATCATTGTGCATGATGACAAAAGGATAGTAAGTATGAGTAGTCTCATTAGTCTCGATCTTGTTTATTTTGCATTGCTATTGCTAGCTTATTAATTGTAGTCAAAATATTGTCCAGTTTCTTAGCTATGATGTCATCCTGTTTTTCAACCATAGTCACTCTCACCTCTAATTCTTTCAGTTTCAAACTTACTTTCACATAAATACTGATCAGTCCTATGATTATCATGATGGCCTGTCCACCTAAAAAAATTGCAATATTCTGCATGTCTTACTTGTTATCTATCAATTTCAAAAATATTGGATAGATCTCATCAGTTTCAATCTCAGCCACAGTATCAATAGTCAATTCACTTGACCATAGATCCTGCACATTGATGTCTTTTTCAGCAGTTAGCAAATCCTCATGCTCTTTGTTGAACTCAGCAAATTTTTCTTTTTCTATAGTGACCATGCCATCCTTTTCCTCACCATACTTTTTAAATAATTCCTGTTTATGCTCATCATACAGCTTGAACTCATCACCTACTAACTTTGCCAATCTTGACAAATATAGCTTTGTTTTCATGTTCGTTTTTTGCTTCAACAAACCATGACTGATGATCTCTACAGATCCATCTTGTTTTTGCTTTGTGATTCCGTTCAATTCGTAGTGTAGTGCTACGATTTCGTGTAGTTGTAATTTCATGCTTTCGTGTTTTTTATATATAGTTTTTTTTTGCTTTTTTACTCATTCCATGGCAATGGCAAATTCACTATAGGTGGATTCTTTTGTGTTTCTATTTGTGCATCTAGGCTAGCTTTCAATGCATCTATATCTAAGCCATTCTCTAGCCATCCTATCACTACTACCTCAGTCAAATCAGGGTATGCTGTGAAATCTGTTGCTGATGGTGTAGCACATGCCATCAAGCCATAGACATCAGATGAATAAGTGCCATCATTTGCCTGTAGTCTCCAATGCACATTTTTTACCACATCTGTTAGTTTGTCCTCTGTTGGTGCTGTGTCCATTGCACTGATCACCCAATTGTATTGTATTGCCATTATTTATTTTATTTTATCGTTTAATTCCTGGATAGCTTTAATTAATACAGGTACTATTTTGCTATAGTCTACACCCTGCATTTGTTTGCCATCTTTCTCACCTGTCACCGCATAGTTGATGACTGTTTGTAATTCGTGTGCAATCACACCATGTGAACGGCTTTTATCAGTTTTCCATTCATGGTCATATGCTTTCATTTTACTTACTAAATCAAGACCGCTAAAATCTTTAAAGTCTGCTTTAAGTCTATAGTCAGATGATGTGTTATATGATGTGCCTGATCCACTTGTAAAAATTGATCCTACTGCACCATTTGCATTTGAAAAAACTACTTGTCCTTCACTACCAGTTCCAGTCCTAACACAATGTAAAGCATAACTGTCTGGATTATGTAATACAAGTCTTGAAGTAAATGAATTAGTAGTAGTACCAGCTAATATATAACCATCCGATGTAATTCTTACCCTTTCTGCATCACTTGTGCCTAATATTAATGCAGTTGCAGCAGCATTCCATACATAAGCGTTATTTCGCAAAGATGTATTTGCTACACTACTACCACCAACACCCAAATAAAAATTTGCAGTTGAATTGGCATTTGTAATATTAACAGTTGAATAAGATGTAGTGCCGTCATTGTTTACTCTTACCTTATCTACACCTGATGTGCTTGTAGTACCTATAAGCAATAAGCCACCGCTTGTAAGACGCATCCTCTCTCCGTTATTAATAAAAAACCTAATAGGGTTAGCATCTGTTTGATTAAGGAAACCGCCTAAGGAACTATCAGAGCCAATTCTGAAAGCATAACTTCCCCCTTGCTGATATTCCGTAAAACTTCCAGCACTACCATTTATTGTTTGAATAGTATAATTGGTGACTACTGTAGGCGTAGTTGTACCAATTCCTACGTTCCCACCTGATGTAAGCCTCATTTTCTCACCGCCTGATGTAACCCAAATAGTAGCACCTGTTTGTGATATAATCACAAAGTCACCTGCTAATGATCCTGTCACAAATTGTGCATTTGCAGTCACTAGCC